GGGCCACACGCTGGACGAGCGTGTTGCGAGGAGGATCTGGGGTCCGGCGTTGAGGGGCGTAGCCCCGAGCGACCGTCTTGAGAGAAGGTGCTCGATGAGGCAGATGTAAGAGCCTCGGCATAGGACCCCCCTACCCCCCACGCTGTAGGGACGAGTACGGGACGCATCCCGCATCGAGTCGCAGCCCTCCGAGGAGGCACTACCCTGGTTGCTAGCCAGGCCGTCCGGGTCGTCCGGTCGGGAGCGTGGAGGAGTAGGAGCCATGCTCACGGCCGACCAGGGGGCGTTTCTCAGCCCGAACTCCGGCTCCGTGGGTCAGGACGCGGCTCGCAACCGCACGAAGCGTAGGCTTCGTCCCCGCTGGCCATGGGCCAGCCGTGGTAGACTTCACGACATGAGCGAACGGGTGGCAAGGGAAAAGTGGATTTCTCCGCCAGGGTACGTGCGGAAGCCGGCGAAGCCGTGCCGTGATTGCGGGCGGCTGGTGCGTTGGAGGAAGCTCGGGGACGAGTGGTGGAGCTTCGACCTGTCCGGATTCGAGCACTGGAGGCACTGTGAGCCTCAGCGGTGGGAGCCGATGGGGCCGATCAGGACCTGGCAAGGCGGCAAGCGGTAGGCAGAAAAAAAGCCCCGCCCGGGCGAGTGCGAACCCGAGCGAGGCCAGCGGTCAGAGAGAGAGGAAAGGTCGGGGAGTCGTCTGTCTCGGAACAGGATCAGGCGCAGAAGACCGCAGCAACCGAGGGAACCGACAGGTTTGGGTGTTGGTGTCCAACTCCCCGACCTCGAAGGCAGAGCCTAGAGCTCGCGTCCGCCTTCGTCAACGGGTTCCTTCGCCTCGAAGTCAGGATCGGAGGTTTCTTCTTCTTCCGAGTCCTGGCCCCACGGCGAGCGCGTCACGTACGTCGAGGCGATGTCGACGCCAACGGCCTTGCGGATGGCGGTGTTGAGTGTCTCGATGGCGGAGTCGAGCGCGGCGAGCACCTTTTCTTCGGCTTCGACGAGATCGCGGTTGAAGGCGGTCTTCGCCTTGATGACGCCCTTGAGGGCGCGGATGGCGGCGGCGGTGGGGGACTTCTTGTCGATGGCCTCGCGGAGCTTCTTCGCGGCGATCAGGTTCTCGAGCCGGCGGAGGTTCTTTGCCTCCTCGGAGAGCTTGAGCTTCGAGCGTTCGAGGCGTTCTTCGGGAGTAAGGTTGCGGCGCGTGCGGGTGGTCATGGATGTGGCGGTTGAGATGCTTGGGTTGCAGGATGCAGGGGGTCGCGCTAGCGTACGGTCGTCCGCATGGTGACGGCAACTCAAGGAGAACAGCACATGGAACACGCGAAGCCGAATCTGGGCAAGGTGAACACGAGCGTCGGGCACGTGCCGCAGAAGTCGCACGGGCTCGGCGGTGGGCGCGCGAAAGGCGTCTCCGTGTCGAAGGAGAAGACCGCATCCGAGCACGTCGGCGGGTGCGGCAAGGTCGCCTGGGGTCCGATCAACCCGAAGCCGGGGAAGGGCTGAGATGAAGAACCCGAAACCCAAGGGTCAGGCGAAGGGCGAACCGCCGAAGGCCATCATGGGCACAGGTCCCTCGAAGGGGCTCGGTGGCCCGCTCAAGAAGATGGGGCAAGCCGATGGTCCGCCGCTGCCGGAAGTGCATCGCGGGGAGACGAACCTCGCGCTGTTCAACCCGAAGAAGGCGGCCAAGCCCTCGAACGGCTGATGGCCCTCGAGCGCGACGACGTTCTCGCCGGATGGCTGGTCTTTCTCCACGTGCAGGGAGATGACTGCCATGTGTGTATGCCGAGCTCGGTTCGCTCTGCGCTGGCCGAGCGCAAGTGGATCGAGCTTCAAGGCTCGTCGCAAGACGGGGTGTACGACTACGCCCTGACGGAGCGTGGCCTGATGGTCGCCGAGCTGAACGCTGGCGACTGGGGCGTTGACGCGATTCCGGTGATCTGATGACTACCTTCTGGATCTTGATGCTGGTCCTCGGCATCGTGAGCATGGGCTTGCTCGTGGGGGCGTTCCTGCGGCAGCGCGACGGCGACGACTACCACTACTAGGAGACGGACATGAACTGGGATCTCATCTGGGCTTCGGCCATCGGGCAACTTGTGGCGCTGGGCATCGTCGCGGTGGCCTACGGGCTCGTGAAGATCGTCACGATCCTCAACCGGATCCGCGTGGCGCTGGCGTCGACGCACCTCGTCGTGAAGTGCGAGAAGAAGGCGTGATCGTCTTGGCGACGTTGAGCTGGTACCCCCGCGACTTCCGCCTGCCGCTCGAGCACGAGGACTTCGAGGAATGACCAAGGACGAGCAGGAGCGATTCGAGGAGCGCGCGGCCATCCTGGAGTACGATGCGGGGTACACGCGCGAGGAGGCCGAGAGGCTGGCGCGCGAGATGGTGAAGCAACAACCGAAACCGAAGGAGTGCAGATGATTGCCGCCCTATTTCTCGCCCTCGTGCCTCAAGACGTGCTCGTCATCGTGGGCGACGACCTCGGGTTGTCCGAGCGCCACCTGATGCCTGCGCTCGACGAGATCGCCACGCGCGGCGTCACGTTCACGCGCGCCTACTCGTTCCCGGTGTGCTCGCCCACGCGCTACGCCTCGCTCTCGGGGCGCTACCCACGCCGCGCCGGCATCGGCGACGTGGTGAACGCGCACAACTCGGCGACGGGTGCGAGTCCTGCGCCGGATCGCCTGACCGTCATGCTGCCCGAGGCGCTCAAGCCCACGCACGAGACGGCTCTGTTCGGCAAGTGGCACCTGGGACGGGCCTCGATGGGCTCGAGGGTAGACCTCCTCGCGCTCACCGAGTCCGGCCCGTTCGTCTCCGGCTTCGACAACTGGCTCGCCGGCAACCCAAACAGCATCGCTCAAGGGCCGGGTGCAACCGGGTACTACGACTGGTACCGAGTCGACAACTCCCAGGTCACGCAGGGCGCGACCGCCTACGCGACGCACGCGCAACGCGACGCCTTCATCGGCTGGTGGAACTCGACGCCGGGACAGAAGTTCGGATGGCTGGCGTTCAACTCGGCGCATCAACCGTTCGATCCGCCGCCCGGGCGCACGCCGACCGGCACCGTGCGCGGCGACTACGAGCAACTCGTGGTCGATCTCGACGACGCGCTGCAAGCCGTGCTCGCTGCCGTGGACCTCTCGACCACCTGGGTCGTCTACGTCGGCGACAACGGCACGCCCGACGACGCGCGTCCCGTGGGCACGCCGAGCGGCTTCTGGAAAGGCACCTGCTACGAGGGCGGCGTGCGCGTCCCGCTCATCGTCAGCGGGCCAGGTGTGACGAGCGGCATCTGCTCCGACCGGCTGGTGTCCGTGCTCGACATCTCGCCGACGCTGCTCGAGGTGCTCGAGGTCCAGTCGCGCGGCTTCGACGACGGGCGCTCCTTCGCCGACGAGCTCGGCGCGTGGACCGGCCAGCCTGAGCGCGCGTTCGTGTTCACCGAGCGGTACGACACGCCTGCGGCGAACCCGAGCGTGGGCTACGACGACCAGGCCGTGATCGAGGCGTGCTGGAAGCTGCGGCGCGTGGACGTGGACGGGCCGGGCGCGGCGCCCAGCGTGGACAGCGCCTACTACCTACCCAACGACCCCTACGAGCAGAACCCCATCGACCCGGCCTTGCTTCCGCCGGGCCTGCACGCAAGGCTGTACGGAGAACTGGCCTCCGTCCCTACCCGATTACCATGAAGAAGATCGCCTTCACCGCGTCCTACGTCGCTGCCTGCATCGCCCTGTGCGTGTGCGTGCTCTCGGCTTGCATCGCCAACCCGCGCAAGGCCGAGGCTCACCGCGAACTCGTGGAGGAAGTCACGAAGCAACTCCTCGATGCCGGGGTCGTGCCCACGGCCGAACAGCTCGAGCGGCTGGACAAGCGCATCGCTTCCGTCGAGAGCGAGCCCGACAACGTGCTTCCCCAGTGGGCCGAGCTGCCGGCCGCCGTGCTGGCGTCGATGGTCGGCGTGAAGACGCTGCCGTCGCGCTGGTTCCAAGGTCCGTTCGACCGAACGACCCCTACTGCTTGATCTGGCGCGGCCTCGCGCCTCCGAGCTGATCGGGGCCGCCCTTGGTGAAGATCGACAACGGTTGCACCTCGGGCGGCTTCAATCGCTTCTCCTCCCATCGCACGACCTTGCCGTCCGAGCGCGTGACGGCGCACTTCGTCAACGGGCCAAGCACCGCGTCGCGGATCTCGCCGGGTGTCGGCGGCTGGTTCCCCGAATGGTTGCGCACGACGTAGGAGACGCCGAGCTCGAGCTGCTCGATGGTCAGGTCGGACAGCGCGTCGTCCCACACGCTGATCCGCAACGTGGTCGGCTCGAACCACGTCCAGATGGTCGACATCGTGGCGAACGCCTGGCCCCAGAAGAACTTGCGCTTCTCGTCGATCACTTCGTCCCCTCGTCGTGGATGGTGTGGAGCTCGGCGGAGAGCTGGTCGAGGATTGCCAGGGCTTCCGTCAAGTCCTCGGACATGGGCGCCGTGCGGCGCGCTTCCCAGTCCTGCTTGATGAAGCCCTCGACGCGGGCGAGCGTGATGGCAAGTTCTTCGAGGATCGCGTAGGTGCGCGACGCTTTGCCGAGGTTCTCCGCCGCCATCGCTATCGCGGCGTTCATGGCGTTGATTCGATGCTTGCTCACAGAGCCTCCATCGCGGCGCGCAGGCTGGCGAGGTTGCGCTCGTCCCGCGTCATCGGACGAACGTCGACCTTGAGGTTGTTCCAGCGCGTGTAGACCAAGCGAGGGGACGCTTCCTGCGCGTGCCACGCCGAGGGCGGGTTCGTCAGCAGGCGCTTCACGGCCTCTGCCCACGCCTCCAGCGATCCAGCGGTCTGCAAGCCGAGCTTGATGAACTTGTGGTCGATGGGGGTCAGGTCCCATCTCACGCCCCGCGTCTCGTACCACAGCCGGCACCAGACGCGCATCGCGTCAACGTGCGGGCCGGACGGAGCAGGACGGGGCTTCTTCCTGTTGGACGCATCGCCAAACAAGGATCCTTGCATCAGGGCCTCCTAGGGGTTGCGCGAGGAAAGCCCTTGGAAAAAGCTCCGCAGGGAGGTACCTTTCCTTCGCGTATCGCATGACGCGGCCATCTGAACCTTCACGGGTTCGACGGTCAAGGCCCGGATCGCTCGAGCAGGGGAGATCCGGGCCTTTCTTCTTTCGACCCAAGGGCTTACGCTGCGCCCGTGCTCGTACGCAGACTCACGAAGCCTCCGGGCTTCCGGCAGCAAGAAGAAGGCGAGAGCGACGCCTCGTACTTCTTCTTCCTCTACGGCAACGAGAAGGGCGTCCTCGGCGTGCGCCCTGGCTACCGCTACTCGATGCGTCGCCGTGAGTGGATCGAGAAATGCGTCTGCATCGTCGACAAGCAGACCGGAACGTCCGTCCCGTTCAAGCTGAACGAGGCGCAGAGGCTTCTCGAGGCCGAGATCCTTCGCTGTGAGCGACGCGGCGAGCCCATCCGCGTGTCGGTCTTGAAGGCTCGCCAGCAGGGCATCTCCACCTACGTCACGGCGCTCCTGCTGTGGCTGATGCTGACCAACCGTGGGTTCCGCGCGATCCTGATGGGGCACAAGCGGGACTCGGCCACCGTCCTGCGCGGCCGGCTCAAGGACATGCTGCAAGGCTTGCGGCGCAACGAACGCGACCGCTGGAAGCTCGAGCCCAAGTCGAACCAGACGAAGCAGCTCGTCCTCGACGCTCCGCAGGAGTCGGCCGCCATCATCGAATCGGCGGAAGGCCCGGATTACCGGGGCGACACGATGCGCTTCTTCCATTGCATCGAGCCGGCCGAGTGGCCCAACGCCGAAGCCAAGGCGAACGCCGTCTCGAAGTCGATCCCGAAGGCCCCGGGGACCTACGTCATCATCGAGGGCACGGCTCACGGCGACACCAATTGGTTCGCCAAGACGTGGCGGGCCGCCTGGCGCATCCAGAGCTACGAGGAGTCGCACCTCGGTGTGCCGTGGAAGGCGCTGTTCTTCCCGTGGTACATCCACGACAGGTACCGCTGGTCCGTCGTCATGCGCCGCCCGGTGCCGCAGAAGCTCAAGGACGAGATCATGCGCACCCTCGACGACGAGGAGCGCCGCCTGCTCCGGCAGAGCTACATCCGGCGCGGCGTCGGGCGCGTCAAGGTCGACCTCGATCAACTCGCCTGGCGCCGGTACACGATCCAGGAAGACTGCCAGAACATGGTGGAGTTCTTCCACCAGGAGTACCCCGCCTTTCCCGAGGAGGCGTTCCTCTCCACGGGCATGAAGTTCTACTCGGCCAAGTTGCTCGCCGAGAAGAAGGAGAAGGAGGCCGAAAAGGGCGTGTTCAGGGGCGAAATCGTCGACCCCGATGGCGAGCGCATGATGAACCGCACGCTCTCCGACATCGAAGCCGAGGAGACATCCGGTGTGGCGTGGTGAACTCCAAGAGGCCGCGTACGGCGACCTGACCATCTACGAGCATCCGCAGCCGGATCTCCAGTACGCCGTTGCGGTCGACACCTCGAGCGGACTCCGCACCTCGAAGGATCGCGGCGACCCCTCGTGCGCCCAGGTGATCGAGATGCGCACTTGTCGGCAGGTTGCCGAGATGCACGGCTACCGGGAGCCTACCCAGTGGGGGTATGCCAGCGCCCGGCTGGCCGGGTACTACAACCTGGCCCCCCTCGCCATCGAGACGCACCCTTCCCAGCACGGGCTGGCCGCCTTCATTGCCGCCGAGCGGTACGGCTACCCCAAGCTCTACATGCAGCGCCGGGTCGAATCCAAGACCGGAGCGATCAGCGAACGCCGGGGGTGGGTGCGCAGCGCCGGCTCAACCTACGCCATGCACGACCGGATCCGGGAAGCCCTGTCCGAAGGGTGCATCATCCGGTCCCAGCGGCTCCTGGACGAGCTCTCGGCCATGCGCTACGAGGATGGCAAGTTCGTCTCTGACGACCACGACGACACCATCATCGCCTACGGAATCGCCCTGCTCCTGCGCGACCAGGCGTTCCGGCTCGGCATCGTGAAGCCGGAGGAGAAAAGGCCCCTGGATGTTGCGGATCAGTTCTGGGCTCGGCAGTCTCAGGTACAGGCTGTCTCTTCCCCCAGCCTGGAACTCGACGAACGTGAGCTCAATGGAGTCTGGAATGGTGTCTAGCGTGGTGATCTCGGTGGCGATCACGAGCCTTGTCTGGCTCGGCGTCGTCCTCATCGTGACGAGCAACTACGCCAGCATCGTTCGCCGGCTGATGGACTCCAACCGCGAGGTGATGCGGAACACCTGGGCCGAGCGCACGGCCCTTGAGGGTAAGTCGGTAGCCGCTGGCGATCTTGTCCAAGCGTCTGCGCACGCGGCCAGCCTCGTCGAGCGGCACAAGGAAGCACAGCGAAGCGCCGCCCTCTCTACCGATGACCACCTCCTCGGGCTCTGATGGCAAGCAAGCACTTCAAGATCTCGGACGATGAGGCGTCGCAGCGGGTAGACAAGCTGGTCACGCTCGAGGGGCGGTCGTCGCACCGCTACCCGTTCGAGAAGACGGCGCTCAGGAACCGGCTCTACTTCCTCGGGAAGCACTGGTTCATCGAGGACAACGCCAGCGGCTTCTTCCGCGAGCCCCGGATCGTCGGCTCGAACCGGGTTCTCTACAAGGCGAACCTGCTCCTCGGCAACGTTTTGCGCTCGATGCTCACCATCGCGGGCGCGGCCGGCGACTTCACGGTCCCGCCGGCCAAGAACACGCGCGACGCGAAGAAGGCCAGTTGGACGGCGACCAAGCTGTTCGAGCACCTCTCCTACACGGTTGGGATGCGCGAACTCGACCAGCTCGCGTGCCTCATGGCGGCGCTCGACGGGTCGGTGATCTGGAAAGTCTACTGGGACCCGGACATCGGCGAGCCGGTGCGCTTCTACTACCCTGACTACGCCGAGGGGAAGGCGGTCGCCGCGCTCTCCGAGCCGGAGATGCGTGAGCTCGAGAGCGAGGGCAAGTACCGCGACGAGCGCCGTGGAGACGTGCGCGTCGAACTCAAGAGCATCTTCGAGATGTGGTGGGACTGGAAGGCGCGTGATCGCGGCTTCCGTGACGCCGAGTGGGCGTGCGAGGTGTCTCTCGTCTCGCGTGACTGGGCGCGCGACGTGTACGGGAAGAAGATCGACGACATCCCCGCGTCGGACGGCAAGGAAGGCTCGCTCTACTACAACGAGCTGATCTCGTTCATGTCCGGGCAGTTCGGCGCCAGCGCCGACATGCAGAAGGTCGCGCCCGAAGAGTCGGACGAGAAGATCCTCATGCGCGTGCTGTGGGAGGTGCCGCGCCCGTCCAACGGCATGATGGGGCGCTACATCGTCAAGGCGGAGAACACCGTGCTCGAGAACCGGGACAACCCGAACCGAGCTACCGACTTCGCGCTGCCCTTCGTGCGGCAGAACTGGATCACGTGCCCTGGCCGCTTCTGGGGCATCTCGCTTGCCGAGAACATGACCAGCGCCCAGCACCAGTACAACGTGGCGCGCTCGAAGAAGATCCAGCACCAGAACGTGTACGGCCAGCCGATGACGTTCATCCCGGAGAGCTGGAACGTGCCCGAGGATGTCGTCTCGCTGGAGCCCGGCGCGATCCGTCGCTACAACGCCGCTGGCGGCGGAGACATGAAGCAAGGCCCCGTGCCGATGCTTCCCAAGGAGGTCAACGAGAACGCTGCCGAGGCTCGAGCCGAGATGGCCGAGATCAGCTCTCAGCAGTCCATCGACAACTCGAAGCTGCCCGGCCAGATCCGCTCTGCCTCGGGCCTCGAAGCGTTCATGGACGAGCGGAACAAGATGCTGATTCACCCCGCCGAGAACTTCCTTCTCTCGAAGGAGCAGGTCGGCCAGCACATGCTCGCGCTCGCCCACAAGAACTACCCCGACGACCGGATCGTCCACTACGTCGGCGAAGACCGGAAGTGGCGGGCGCTGCACCTCCGCCGCGTCGACATCAAGACCGACCTGCGCGTGATGATCGACCGGAGCAAGATGCTCCAGTCTCCCGGCACGGTGAAGGCGCGCACGATGGAGATGCTCCAGCTCGGCGCGTTGAACCCGGCGGACCCCGACGAGCGCGAGGCGATCCTCAAGGCGATGGAGTTCCAGATCGCCGACGAACTCGTGGGTGATCGACTCGTCGAGGAGGAGAACCAGGAGCGCGAGATCGAGGAGATGCTCGCGGACCCGACAGCGTGGATCCAGCCGCGCGCTGACATGATGGCTCCGCAAGAGTCGTGGCAGGTCGACGAGATGACCGGCCAGCCGAAGCCGCCCATCGTGCAGGGCTACCCGATCAACCCCTTCGATGACCACCGGATCCACGCCAAGGTGTGTGTCCGGTTCATGCGCTCGGAGGAGTTCCGTGAACTCGACCCCATCAGCCAGTCCCTCGTGATGATGCACCACCAGGCCCACGAGGCCAAGGTGCAGGAGGAGATGATGCGAGAGCTGATGATGCAGCAAGCAATGCAGGGCGCCCCAGGCCAACCGGGCGCTCCTTCCAAGGCCAAGCAACCTACGCCAGCCCTATGACGAACCAAGCATCCCCGTTCCAGATTCCCAAGGCGCGCACGAGCGCCGACTTCGCGCGCCGAATGGCGGAGGCAGCGAAGAATCGCGCCCTCGCCGTCGAAGCCGCTCGCCACGAGATGCCGACCGGCACGTGCTGGGTCCTCGGGTGCAACACGAATCCCCAGCACATCGGCATCATCTTCGCTGATGGCGTCGACCCGTCGCGCGACAAGACGATCCACGGCGGCATGTGGTTCTCCTCGACGCACGACATCGACGAGCCGTTCTTCGGCACGCGCGATCAGATCTTGTGCTCTCAGTGCCTTGCCGAGACTGGCGCGCAGACGCCGCTCCGCATCGAGCCCGTCGACTCGCCCGCGCCCGACTGGGGGTTCTGCTTCCAGGTTCCGCCGCGCTGGATGCGCTTCGCCCGTCAGGTCGAGGTTGCCAAGCTCGAAGCCTACATGCCGAAGCCGGCCGCGCTCCCGAAGGACGAGCCGCCGCCCGAGGTCAAGGAGGTGCTCGAGCGTGACGAGGTGTACGACATGAAGGCCCCCGTCAAGCCGGCCGAGGTGGTGGTGCCTCCCAAGGAGACGGCCCACAAGCCCATCACGGCGGACGACTTCAAGAAGGTCGCCGGTAGCGGCCTGAAAGGCGGTGCGTCGTGAGCGACCAACAGCAAGCGTCGAACGAGCAGATCCAGGCTGCGGCCAACGCTGCGGCGGTGGACACGAAGTTCGCCATCAAGTTCAACGGGCAGGAGATCGTCTACGACCTGACCAAGCCCGAGGACAAGGCGCGGCTCCAAGCCGACGCTCAACTCGGCCGGTTCAGCGAGAGGCAGACGACCAAGCTGAACGAACTCAAGGGACAGCTCGAGCAGTTCGAGCGGGACCCCGACCGTGCCCTGGGGCGGGAACTGCGCGACTGGATGGCGCGCGACCCCCTGGCGGCGGGTACCGTCATGGAGACGGTGAAGGCACTCCAGGAAGGCAGGCTTGACCCGGTGACGGCAAGAGCTAGGCTTCTGGGGCAAGGTGGTGACGCGGACGGCGCTGTGGCCCAAACCGGGGCCGTGGGGGATGCCCAGACCAGGGCGTACCTCCAGCGACTCGAAGCGGAACTACGAAGCGTGAAGGGTCGGACGGAAGAACTCGCCAGCGCACAGACCATGCGCGAGCGCGAGGCTGCCATCCGAGGCACGCTCTCCGGTGAGGATTGGCTGCGCGCAAGACCAGCGACCATGCAGCTCGCCGAGCGGAGAACGCAGGAACTTCTCAGCAGGGGAATGGGCATCGAAGAAGCCACGTTGCTTGCCGTCCGCGAGGCGCGCGACATCGTGAACGAAGCGGTGAACGCCCAGGCGACGAAGCTGCGCGAATCGAAAGAAGATGCGCCCGTGAAGACGAGTGGAGGCGTGCCCCCCATCGGGGATTTCGTCTCCAAGAAGGTCGATCCGAAGGCCAAGCCGTTCGAGCAGAAGCAACAACGGCGTGCCGCGCTGACCGAACTCTTCAACTCGTTCAAGCGTCAGGCGCTTGGCGATGGCTGAACGATAGCAGGAGACTCACATGCCGATCACTGGTAGCGGCCTCGGGACCACTTGGTCCTCGGCTGCGGAAGGCTTCCTGACCGCACTGGTCACGGACGACTACAAGAACCGACTCAACGACGCGCGGAATAACTCCGTGCCCATCCTGTCCCTCATCCCCTCGACGAGCGAGCGGGTGTCGGGCAAATACATCGTGGAACCCGTCATGTTCGGGCGCAACCCGAACGCCTTTTCGTACGTCCGTGAAGGTGGCCGTCTGCCGGACCCCGGCACGACCTCCGCGCGTTCGTACTTCTACCGCTGGCGTACGAGCTTCGCGCGTCTCAAGTTCGACGGCACGATCCTTCGCGCCACGAACAAGGACGACGTGCGGTTCATCGACGTGATCGAGCGGGACTTCGAGGCGCTCGCCGCCGACATGGCGGTTGACCAGGCTCGCATCCTCTACAACGACGGCTCGGGCCGCCTTGCGGAGTACGTGAGCACGGTGTCGGGTACCCAGATCAAGATTCGCCTGAATCAGAGCTGGGAATCCGTGGCGACGTGTTCGAGTTCGCCGGCTCAGTTCCTCACTCCGGGGATGCGCTTTGCCGTGATGTCGAACGCTGGCGCTCTGCGCGGCGTGCGCACGATCACGAGCATTGACGCCGAGACGCTCGGCCCGCCCTCGGAAGCCACGATCACGCACGACGGCACCGCCGTTGGCTCGATCACGGCTGGCGACTGGCTGGTCAAGGTCGGCGACAGCACGGACGGCACGGGTGCGGTCACGACCCAGGCGTCCATCAACACCGCCTACCGCGCGGAGCCGATGGGCCTCATGGGCATCCTGTCCGACGACGGTGTGCTCGACGGCAACGGCGTGTCGACCCTCTCCGGTCTGACGTACGTGGGCGCGGACGACTACACGTCCACGTCTTCGACGACGTTCCAGGGGATGCCGACGACTGGCTCGAACTACGACTTCAACCGCGCAATCGTGATGACGGGCGGTGGCACGTTGCGGGCTCTCAACGAGGGCCTTCTCCAGCTCGCCATGTCGAAGATCGAGAAGACCAACAACGGCAAGATCGACATGCTCCTGTCGAACTACGGGCCGCGCGATGCGTACGGCATCGGGCTCCTGCCGCAGAAGCAGTACGTCAACACGACGGACTTCAAGACGGGTTGGAAGATGCTCGAGTGGAACGGCGTCCCGTGGTACGTGGACCGCAACTGCCCGGAGAACCGGGTTCTGCTCCTCGGCCTCGAGGGCGGCGGCTTCGTGCAGCACGTGAACACCCCGTTCCAGCCTCTCAACCCGTACGGCCCGCACTGGATGCGCCTGCAAGACTCGGACGAGTACCAGGTGCCCTACGTGATGGCTGGCAACATCGGTGTCGGCATCCGCAACCGTTGCGGCGGCCAACTGACGGACCTCATCTCGCTCTCGGCCTGATCTTGAGCTGGGGCCGGGGGGCTTCGGTTCCCCGGCCCGACTCTACAACCTACAAGGAGACACACACATGACGCTCTCTGTGAAGGAAGCCGGGCGCGGAAACATCGCTTCGATGCTGATGCGGTACCCGGTTATCGCTGTTCCGCCGAACGACGTGGACCTGTACGCCACGATTTCGGCCATCACTACTTCCACGACCGATGCTGCCGTCACGGGAAGAACGGCCATCGTGACGTGCGGCACGGCGGCCAACATCACGGTTCAGGTCACGACCGGACTCAACTTCGACTCCACCAAGACCCTCACGGTCACGGTTGCCGGGTTCGACGAGAACGGTGACGCGCAGACCGAACAAATCGTTTGCGTGGGCAACGCGGGAGGAACCCAGACGTTCTCCGGCAAGATCCTCTGGAGCTACATCAGCTCCATCCTCAATCGGGTCAACGCGACGGTGACGGCTGGTCCGAACGTGACCATCGGTCACGGAGACGGAGCCAACCCGCCGACGACGCTCTTGATGGCAAACCCGTTCCCGTTCGTTCCGCCCGCCTCGGTCGCGCTTCTCAACATGAGCTCGACGGCGACGGGTACCGTGACGGCGACGGCTGGCAACTACATCACCGTCACGGGCGATCTGGCGAACGGCATGGGCGGGTTCCGTGCCTGGAAGCTGGGTACGAACTTCGGCGCCGTGGCGAACACGCGCCTGATGCGTCCGATCTTCCTGAACGTCCCCGGTTCTACGGTGGAGTTCGGCTGATGGGCTGCGGACCTTCGATCCCGATTGGCTTCGAGCGCGAGCTCAAGGAGTTCAACCCTCGCCTCCGCGTACGGTGGGACAGCGAGCGCAACCTCTGGGTCGTCGAGGAGAAAGGTCGTACGGATGGGAACTGGTACTACGTCATGCTCTGGGCCGAAAGGATCGGGCGCGCGTCGTACCAGTTCCGTCCGTTGCCGCAAACCGCCGGTCCCGTCATCGAGAAGCTCGTCGAGATGGACATGGCTCGGTTCAACCGGACGCCGCGTGCAGCGTGGAAGTCGCTCCTGAGCCAGCTCGAAGGAAGCCGGCGCGACTACATGCAGGCGCACACGTCTCGCCAAAAGGACGTGATGAAGCAGTCCGTCAAGGACAAGTGGAACTACTACATGAAGGGGCGGCGCACCTTCGACATGGGAAGGGCTAAGGCGTGAGGCTCTCTCAAGGGATCGAGCGCGTGAAGCTCGCCATCGACTCGGTGGCCGGCGACAAGCTGGACGCGGCGGGCAAGACCATCGCCCAGGTGATGAACTCCCAACTCCGCTCGATGATCCGCAAGGCCGTCGAGGAAGACAAGAGCTACGTCAACCATCGGTTCGTCCTGCTCGGCACGTCTGCCCGCACGGTCTACGGCAACTCCTTCTCGTACCGGCTGCCGCCGTGGGTGATGAAGCTCGCCAGCGTGCGCAAGTACGGAGGCACGGGCGCTGCGCGCGGGCTCGAGATCCATCGCGCTACGCGCCGGCAGATCGGCGGATGGCGGTTCACGGCGACCAACGAGATCACACTCGACGGGTTCTCCAGCGCGCCCGACCTGGACATCGAGTGCGCGAAGATCCCGGCGGCGATGACGAAGGGGACGCTCCCGTCGCAAGCGGCGCTGACGACGAGCCAGATGAAGCTGGACGCCGACACGTCGGCTGACGCTGTGAACTTCCCGCACGAGACGGCGCTCAACGGCTACGCCGGGGCGCTGTTCGAGATCACTGGACCGACTGCCGCAGGCTCGCGCATCGGCCAGATCCTCCGCTGCACGGGCTCGAGCTCGGACCCGACGGGTCGCGTGCTGACGATGGAGGAGGCGTGGACGAGCGCGCCGCAAGCCAACGACACCTACGAGATGGTGGCCGAGATCCCTGACGAGCACTCGGAGCTGCTGGTCCTCTTGACCGCGCGTCGTCTCCTGTCGGTCGAGGGCAATGCCAAGGGGCTTGCGCTGATCGGGCAGGAGATCGGCGAACAGTGGGCGAGCTACCTGACGCACATCAAGTCGAGGGACACGCAAGAGCCGTACTTCATCGGCTCGTCCCCGTTCGACGTGATCCAGACAACCTACATGGAGCAACTGACGTGACGTACAGCACCTACATGGGTGAGCCGATCTACGACTACTTCGTTCACGCGGCGGGCGTGACGGACTACCCGGCTGGTAGCGGCGCCACGACGACGACGCTCGCCTCTGGTGTGGCCCCGCTGGGAACGCGCGTCGTCCTGCATATGATCTTGCCGCTCAACGGATTCAACAACACGACTCCTGTTACCATCCTAAAAGGCGACGGATCGACAGCGTACTTTACGCCAGTCACTCCGGTGAACGTCAACGGCATGTCGGCGTCTATCGACATCCTGCTGAATGATGGGCTGTCTGTTTCGGGTGGCTCTGGCGGCCCGTACCTGATCTCGTATCGCATCCTCGACTGATCGCATGGCGACCAAGCGTTATCCGCTCAAGCCGCTATCGGGCGGCGTCAAGACGGGCTTCCCGCCGTCGCTCCTCTCGGACGGCCAGACCCCGTTTGCGGAGAACGTCGAGTTCGCCAACGAGTCGATCAAGACGCCGCGCGGTAGCCGCAAGGTCAACAACCAGACGCTCCTTCGCCCCGCGCTGCGCTGCCAGCCGGACCCCGGCTACTCGCCGCTCTACGTCGAAGCCGGGAAGTCTGTCCCGCTGCGGGGCTACGTCTACCTGCCGTACGATTCCGTCCACGATGTCGGCGGAGACTTCGCCGGCACTTCGGGCTCGTTCCCTACCGAGACGTTCCACAACCGGCGCGGGCGCTCCTTCGAGCTCCAGGTCAGCGTTCGCATCCCGGAGACGTTCAGGATGCAAGACCGCCCGGCTCGAGGCGAGGGCGTGCCCACGTCCGAGAACGCGCAGATCACGGCGGACTGCGGGTACGACGAGGGGCTCGACGACTGCACCGTCATCTTGCAGAAGGGCGGCGACCGCACCGCTCCGATGAGCTGGGCCATCGGGCTCGTCTGCGCGGGCAACTACGCGCACACCAGCGGCGTCGGGACGGCCAAGCCGCGCAAGAGCAACTACTTCCTCACCTTCATGTGGCTCGACGCGCCCGAGTGGGGCGTGGGCGATCCCGCGAAGATGCGCTACGACCTTGGCACCTACGCGAACAACGCGACGGGCGCCTACTCGACGCAGGCTCTCCGCGCCTTCATCCTCGATGGCAAGGACGACTCGTCGATGGCCTACGCCGTCGAGCCGGGTCGCACGTACTCAATCTCCGTGTCAGTCACGCTGGACTCGCTGACGGGCGGAACGACCTGGGCGCACAACGGGCGCGTCGACGTGCGGATGCGCGAGGAGAACGGCTCGCTGATGACGGGCAGCTTCGTCGACTCCGGTGGTGGCGGCACCGCGACGAACCTCTCGATCTTCAAGGGACCGACCGACTCGCTGCGCTACCTCGCCAAGTTCGGCGTGCGCTACTCGGGCCGCGACGCGATGTACCTCGGGCTCGGGTACCGCACCGCGCCGTGGGAGGCGATGGGCTGGATCCCGTACGGATTCGACTCGGCGGCGATGGAGCACAAGGGGTTCCGCATGGCGGACATGACCCTGAACTCCACGGCGGACCTCTACGGCGGTCTGACGTACGGGCTGACCTCGACGCACCCCGTCGCGGGCAATGCCTACCTCTCGGTAGTTCGCGCCCTGGTAGACGGTGGCGGCAGCGTTGGTGGATGGGGGAAGTCGGTACTCGGGCCGCGCAACGCCGCATGGGCCGGCTACGGCGGCAACACTGGCGCGGGGACCTCGACGGCGTTCAACTCGGAGGCCCTGCGCGGGTACCGCGTGGTGTTCCCTCGTTCGGCAGACGTGACGATGAACGCGCTCCGTGGCGGGCGCATGACCATCGAGACGTACGTCGAGCAGGCGTCCGGCGACTACCGCCTGACCGTCACGAACCTCGCCAGCCTCGGCGTGACCTGGGCCGGCGCACAGCCGTTCATGGTTCAGGCGTTCCGCTGGAACCAGCAGGCCATCGACGTGCAAGACCTCCGCGTCTGGTCTTCGTCACGCGACTACACGAATGCTCGCGTCCAGTGGTCGCTCGGGCACTCGCTTGAGCTCGACGACGAGACGGAGCCTGAACTCTCGAAGCTCCAGGCTTACTGGCCCATCGCGGACGCCGGGTCGCGCTACTGCGAGGAAGTGGTGCGCGGGCTTCACGGGTTCCTGGCCCCGTTCGGGATGGGGCTGGCTCCGCTTGGTGAGCGCGGAGATGACGCGCTGTTCCTGTCCGGCGAGGGCGAGGCTCTGACCTTCGACCTGTCGGAGAACCCGGTCTTTGCGCGCGAGATGCGTGCGATGCAGCAGTCGAACACGCGCGGGTTCGCCATCGAGCTGACGTGCATCATCCCGCAGGCGTTCTACGGCGTGTCGACCAACACTCCGTCCGGCACGCGCGGCAGCGAGTACGAAGCGGCGTACTGCCCGGATCTCGTCACATGGTCGGCCAAGGGCGCCGATGAGGTGCGCGGTGCCGATCAAGCCATGCCGCTCCTCGTGATGGGGCACCATTCCTGGTGGTCGACCGCCACGGGAACCACGCCTGAGCGGCGCCCGCAAGGGTTCCACGTCGACTACCACGGCACGCTCGACTCGGACAGCCCTGTGATGACGACGGCGGTCGTCGGCTTCTCGCGTTCGGCGGGTGGCGCCGGCCTGTGGGACGACACCGCGCCGTGGGTCGGCAAGCGCATCACGATCCAGGTCGGCGTGCATCCTTCGCCGGCCAACCGTGCTGGCACCGCTGGGAAGCAGAACGAGTACCGCGTCTACATCGCGGCGACACCCAAGGGCGTGCTCAAGTACGCCGCTGGCGAGAACCCGCAAGCGGAGTTTGCCTACTGGGCGGAGAAGGCGATCCAGAAGAAGGATCTTGAGCGCCTGGTCGTCACCATCGGTGGTGGATGGAACCCTTCGTCGGTGCGCGGCTACACCGAGTATTCGGCCCCGCTGATCGTGGACGAAGTTCGCATCTACGGTGCGACCGCTTCGGGCGATCTACCCTCGACATCCGGCAACGTCACGACGGAGAAGCGCGGCAAGATCCTCGGGCGCGACGCGCTCCCGCAACGGGTGCTCACGAACGACGACTTCCTGCGCCCGCTCGGTGTCGGCTCCAGGGCTGCCGGATTCACCGAGGGCTCGGCCACGATCACGGCTCCTGGCGGGAGTTCCTTCTTCGGGCAGACGCCGGAGTCGGCGCTGAACGCTTTGCGTGAGCGGTTCGTGATCCCGCTCTCCGACAAGTACCAGAAGCCGGATGTCGATGGGCTGTCGGTCGAGCTCCAGGAGTTCTACTGGGTGTCGGCTGTAGCGTCCGATGGGCTGTCGGCAACGCTGGCGACGCCGTACACGGGGCCGGAGTCGGCTCGAGCGGCGGCGGCTGCGACGAACCTCATCGGCTACACGACGTTCGCCAACGCTGCGGAGGAGCTGATCCAAGCTCCGCTGACGCTGGGTGCTGGCTCCACGTTCAAGCCGGGAACGACGAGAACGAAGGATCTCGTGCTCTCCGGCGACCTCTTTCCGAACAAGACTCCGGTGGACGGGCGTTGGCGTGCGCGCGTGGCTTCGCCGTTCACGTCGGGAGGTCTTTCGACGGTGCTTCCCCGCTGGGTGCGAGGCGTTGTGTCTCCCCGGCGAACCCCGGTCACGGGGATCACGGCCATTGACGATGTGCCTATCGCCACGACGCGCGGAGCGATCTTCCGCGTCGACGACCGCTGGCGCGAAGATGGCCCGACCGATGCGCTGCGTAAGTCTCTCGCCGTCCTCGGCCGCAAGCAGGAAAGCTGGACGGTGCCGCTTGCGCAGGACGGTGTGCGGTTCACCTCGTACTCGAACGTGTGGCCGTACTGGAGCACGGCGATCTACCAGGACTTCACCTGGGTCTACGACGCCTGGGTGTGGATCGAGGAGTACGCAGAGTACCAGACGATCATGTGGCTGGGCTGCGAGCAGGCCCACCTACTCCTTGGGCCGGCCGCAAACGACAACCGGCGAGGTATCGGTCTGTGGCTGCGCCTGAACAACGGGCGCCCCGAGCTGGTGCGCGAAAGCCAAGGCAACTTCTCTGGTGGAGCAACGACGCCTCCTGATGGCCGGTACACGGCGACGGCTTCTGATCGCGTCCCGCTCAAGAAGTGGACGCACCTTCGCGTGTACCTCGCGCACTACCAGAGTGGCGGAACGCAGATCCTCAAGAAGCCCGCATGGAAGATCAACGGGCGCGCATCGACGACGACGGTCAACGCCGTGGAGACGGGGTTGGCTGGCGCGGATGACTGGATCCAGTCGAACAACGGTGGCGGACTGATCGGTACGGCTGGAGACAGCCGCAACGTCCTATACCTTGGAGTTGGGCGCGACGCGATACGCACCCTTGGGAAAGCGCAGTTCACCGCAGTCAACGTGCTCGGTGGACAAGAGTTCCCGGGAAGCCGCATCGCGGGGCGTCTACATCCGCTGCTTGGACGGATTGCCGGTGCTGTCGTGTGGCGCGCTGCTTCGGCGGATTCTTCCGTGAGCGGCTTCCCGGACTTTGACCCGTACACGCTCGACTACACGGGTCGACTCGTGCGCTTCCGTGCCGACATGCAAGAGGGGATCGGCGAGCTGATCTCCGATACGGGGACGGACACGACCGGCGGCGTTGCACAGACTGTTCCTGGCCTCGTGCTGTCGCATCCCGGCATCGACCTCTACAACGAGTTCGGGCGATCCGAGCAAGCCCCCAGCTTCGCATCGGCGGGCCAGCGTGTTTACGCGGCCAACGGCGGGCGAGTCGCTCAGGTCACGGAGCGGTCTGGAGGTCCTGCTGGCGTGACGGCCGCGACGACGACGGCTCGGTTCGAGGTGGAGCGCAAGCCACTGTGGAAGTCGAACTTCGCCCCGAGCGGAAGCACGTCAGGCGAGACTGATCCTATCCGTCAGGCGACGACCGGCTCGGGCCAGCAAATCTACCACTACGCCTCGTACGGCAACTCCTACGTGCGCCAGAAGTGGCATGAGGAGCTGCGCTGGTCCAAGGATGAAGCGGCGACGAACGACCCGTTCGACGTGTTCGGCTGCAAGTTCTACTGGAAGCCGCACGATGTTTCGGGAACGATCCCGCTGTGGAGCTCGCGCCTCTCTCGAGACTCGGGCTCAATCTTCCTGGAGTCCGTCGACGGCAAGCCCCGCGTCGGCTGGTGGGATGTCGCTCTCAAGAAGCAGGTCTACGTCACGCTGTCCGGCCAGGTGTTCCGGCCCGGCTACTGGTACTACGTGGCGCTGCGCAAGTCCTTCCCGATGCAGGACACGCAGGAGGGCAACTGGCTCAACACCTTCTGGTGCAACGGGCGCAGGCGACGCGCAACGTTCACGCTGACGGGCACGTGGAACGTCGGCGATGTGGTCCGCAACGCGGGCACGACGAAGCGCGGACTCATCACGAAGGTCTACTCCGGACGCATCGAGTACGTTCTGTTCGACACGGATACCGACTTCACGTCTGGTGAGGCCGTTGTCGACAACGAGACTGGGGCCACGGGAACGATCACGTCCACGCCGCACCAGACGATGGGCGACCTGCTCGTGGTGCGCGAGTTCCAGAAGTCTGCCCCGTCGCTCCAGGACATCCCTCTGCTCGCAGCCCAGGCGACCGACCGCTCCGCGATCAGCTTCACATGTGCGTTCCCGACCTCCACGAACACGACTGGCATCGGCCAGGTCACGCCGAAGGGTGCGCTGTTCTCGGGCGCCATCGGCGGCGTCGTCACGGCGGGCACGATGGTGGGTCGCGCCAACGCGCTGCGCCTGTTCACGAACGACATGGTGGGGATGTATTTCCAGTTCGCCGGATCCCCGGCGGAGAAGGTCTACAAGATCGCGCTGGTCACGTCGAATACTCAGATCACGGTAGTTGACGAGTTCGGTGCCACGCCCAACCTGGCCTCCAAGACGAACGTCGGCGGGGCCGTATTCTGCGGGCACACGCTCATCAAGTCGCCGGAGTTCGATCAGTCGAACGCTCCGGACCAGGCGGCGTATGACGTGGAGTTCATGGGCACGTCGCTGGCGAGCGATCCGACGCAAGGCTACGCGCGACACAACGGAGAGTTCGCCTCCTTCGCGTGGGGCGTCGTCTCATCCGAAGTCTCGACCTCGGCGTTCTACTCGGGGTTCAACCTCTTCGAGAGCGCCACGCCAACCGAGCTATCCGAGATGGGGGCCGACACGTTCGCCTCTACCATCTACAGCTCCTCGTCTCGTCCCGGCGAGCTTCGCGTGGATACTTCGCGCTGCTTCCTGTGCGTGGACACCCAGGTCTACGCTGGCGGCACGGCGGCAAGTTCACAGCCGAACGCGGCGCTCACTATCACGAAGGACACCGAGTCCAGCACGAACGCCGAGAACCCCCAGTGGCGGTACATCACTCCGCCGCAACAGGCCGGCGGCAAGCGTCACCTCTACGTCGTCTTCTACGACCCCGAGCAGAACGAGCGGTCTGGCCCGGGCGAGCGCCTGACGATCACGGTGCCAGAGGAAGACCATTCGAACCCGAGTGGCCTGACGCGCTTCCTCCTGACGGACATCCCCGTCAGCCACCAGCGCGGTGTCCAGCGATGGGTCTACATCACCGAGGCCGACTCGGAGGTTCCGTTCCGCGCTGCGATCATCCCGGACAACACGGCCGGCTCGATCTCGCTCGAGCTGAACGACGACCTCCTCGACTTCCAAGACGAACTCGACGTGGACACCGATGCGCCCCCGCGCTGCTCGGTCGTCGGCGCTTCGCAGGGTGTGATGTTCTACGGCGACGTGGAAGTCTCCGGCGTTCGCGCTCGGGATCTCCTGTTCTTCTCGAAGCTCGGCCGTCCGGTGAGCGTTCCGCCCAGCCGGTTCCTATCGCTGATCTCGGGGTCAAACGAGCGCATCACGGCGATGGCGTCGCTCAACGGCGTGCTCCTCGTCTTCAAGAAGGACGCGATGCTCGAAGTTGTCGTAAGCGGCGACCTTGCGGCGCAGAACGGCAAGAGCCAGGACTACGGGTGCGTGGGCGCGCAGGCCATCGCCGTGCTCGACCAGCGGTGCTACTGGCTGTCGCATGACCGTGGGTTCTACGTGTACGCCGGGGCCGGCGGCGCGACGTGGCTTGGTGCCAACGTGGCGGATCTGTTCGAGGGCGACAACGAAGACGGACTCGTCGTCGACGGGCGCTACTTGAGCCGTTCGGTGCTGGCGGTCAACCGCCGGCAGAATCAGGTCGTGGCGCTCTGGAAGAACTCCTCGGAGCGTGCGCCGCGTCGCCGCATGACCATCGAGTACGACTCCGGCCTGTCGGGCCAAGGCGTTCCCGGCGATCCCTCGAGCGGCTTCCGGTACGCGCTATACAGCGGTCCCTCGCTCACGGCCATCGGCTCCGTGGACAGCACGATCCCCGGAGCGCAACGTCTTCTCGGTGGAACCGAAGACGGCTTCATCGTACACCTAGATCGCGTCGGGCCGGAGGTGGATCTCCAACCGTCCACCCTCACCCAAACAGCGGCTCTCACCTCTGGCTCGACAACCTCCAAGCTCGTCATGTCGAGCTCGCCGGCGAACCTGGCGCTGCTCGAGGGCGTGCGCGGCGTCCCGGTTCACTGGAACGGTGGACTCGGCGTGGCGCTGTTCGTCGATGGCGCGAACGTCCACCTCGACCGTGCGGTGTCTTCCGCGCCGGCCACGGGCACGTCCATCGTGTTCGGTGGCCGCACTGTTGAGTGGCGCTCGAAGTGGCTTGACTTCGGGATCCCGGAACAGCGGAAGCTCCTGGAGTGGCTGCACATCCAGACCGTCGCGCAGTCGAGCGGTACGGCGTACCTCGAGGCGTACACGGTCGGGCTGCCCTCCGGCGTGGTCGAGGGGCCGAAGACCTTGGTGCTCGGCGGCACGCCGTACACGCAGGTTCCGCTCGACCTGACGAAGACCCTGCATCGGATCCCGCTGGGCGAGCTCCGGCAGTTCCAGTACGTCCAGTTCCGCATCAAGACGGTCCATCCGGCCAGCGATACGCGCATCGAGGTCATCGACCTGTCGGTGTCGGTCAACGAGACGGATCAGCGCCCATGACAAGGCGCCCCGTGCCCGTTGCGCCGCTGCCCGACACGTACGACCGGGCTGCGGTTCAGAACGCTCTGGAGACTCTGGAGCGGCTACGGGTGCAGCTTGCCGGCGGTCAGGCCGGCATCCCGGCGGAGGCGTTCGAACCTGCCCGGTGGCCCACGGAGGATGAAGCAATCCCGCTCGAGCTGACGATCTCGAGCACGATGGACCGCTTCGTCTCGGGTGGCCCGGCGCGGATCTGGACGGGCACGCCGCGCCCTACGGCCACGTCCAAGATGGGGCCTGGGGCGCATCGCTACCGCATCGTCCTGAACGGCCAACGCTTCGGGGTGATGTCCCTGCGGCTGCCCCCGGACGCTGACATGGGGGCCACCATCGTTCCCGGGATCCTCGTGCAGCACGGGATCGTGGTCGCCAAAATCCCCCACCTGCTTGGTAGGCCGCCCCGCCGGATCCTGTCGATGGAGTCGGTGGGGGACAGCCCGACCAGCTTCCGTACGTTCTTCAACACGGCTGGCGCGGCGGTCTGGAACAGCGGCGGCACGACCCGGGACTTCTACTGGAAGCGGTCGACGGACGAGCACCTGACCCTTTCCCCGTACCCCTTTGCGTCAGCCTTCGGAAGCGACTCGACTTTGCAGGCGTCAACGTCGCAACTGCGCGACCTGAAAGGGTTTACGGCGACGCTTGTCAGCGGGCTCGACGGCGGCCAGGTGTTCCGGCAGCTCTGCTCAAGGTCGTGTCTTGGCCGGTCACTTCGAATGGACGGGCACGGGCCTTCGGCGAGCGTCCCGTCCGGGCTTCCGGTGGAGTCCCCTACGGTGCCGACAGCGGTCGACTGGCTCTCCCCGACGAGCTACACGCACCGGGTTGAGGGCTACGATCTGACGACGGCGCGGATTGCGCAGGGCATCCCCTTCTCCTACGAGGACTGCGCGGCCCTGGCGGCGGACGAGTCGACGTTCTCGCTGGTGATACAGCCGGTAGGCGAGAAGCTCGTATCGCAAAGCCCGGCGCCGACTTACGGCACCCCGGCGGTCTGGCACCAAAACGGGCTGGTTGTCGAGGACTCTGTGGCTGGAAGGTTGCGTTCCTGGGCTCTGGACATCATCGTGGAGTAATCATGGCTGGCGGATTCTCAGACTGGCTCTCGAGCCTCCCCTCAGCGAACGACCTGAACCTCTCGCAATCGTGGGGGGCGAAGCGCGGAAGCCAAGGCTACATCAGGGGTTACGGCGGCGCCGACATGGCCGGCATCGGCCCGTCGAAGGTGCCCGCGATGTGGCAAGCGTTCGCTCCGCAGGCGCAAGCGATGTTGAACCAGATGGCGGGCTCGAGGCGGCGCACGGCGCTGGCCGGTAGCTCCAACGCGCGGCGCGAGTTCGAGCGCAACCTCTACTCGACGTTCCAGAACCAAGGGATCGACCAGGCGTTCGCACAGCGGATGGCTGCCCGAGAGCGCCCGCAGTTCGGCTACGGGTTGCAGCAGGAGCTCGGCGGGATCGAGACGCAACGTCTCGGCGATTCGCTCAATCTGATGCAGGCGATGCAGAACGCGCTGACCCAGGCGTACTCTGGCGAGCGAGACACGGCGCTCCAGATGATGCTGGCCTCGAAGAACCGGATGGCGTCGCGCGAAGCCGCGAAGTCGGCACAGTGGGCACAGCTTGGCGGCGCGGCGCTCGGTGCCGCCGGCATGGCGCTCGGTGGCCCGCTCGGTGGGATGCTGGGCGGCATGGCCGGTCAACGCCTCAACCCGGGCATGGCCCCGCAAGGCCCGTACGCCGGGTACGGGGGTTGAGCGATGGTGGAGTTCAACTTCTTCGCAGGTGGCGGCCCTTCCGAGGGGCTCTCGTCGCTTCTCGCGCAGTCGGTGCAAGGCGCGCAGCAGAACGCCGCGCTCCGCTCTGCCGCCGTTGGGCAGGGGTTGCAGACCGCGCTCTCCGGCTTGCAGTCGGGACTTGCGATGCGAGACGCGACGCTCCGTGAGGATGCCGCGCGCCGTTTCGCCGAGAAGATGGCCGACGCGAATCGTCGCGCCGACTCTGCGTTGCAGCAAGCGAACCTCGACTTCCAACGCCAGCAGCAAGAGCGTGAGCAGGAGTTCAGCGCCGGACAGAACGCACTGAATCGTTCGCTCGACGAAGAAAACGCGCGGCGTGCGCGGTCGATGGAGCTGTTGCAGATCCTCGGACGCATGGGAGAAGCCGCCGCTGGGCAGGGCTTCCCCGTGCCGGAGTTGACGCGACGCCTGATGGAGTTCGGCGGTTCGCTGCCCGGGATGCCTGTGGGGACAATGACGAGCGGACAACAGGGGCTTCCTGGCGTCCCGGGCGGCTTTTTCCCAGACCCTCAGGGGACACAAGACCCGATCAACCTTGCTTTGCGTCAGGGCGAATACCAAAGCCTGATCGGCGGTGGAGGTAGCGGCTCTGACCCGTTCGGTGGGATGCAGCCGATGCCGCAGCCGCCGAGCGTCGAGCAGCAACGCTTCGAGTACCAGCGTTCCCGCGACCAGCTATCCGATCAGGAAAAGCAGCAAGTGTCGTCGGCCGCGC